GAAGAAGGTAAATCCAAAGCAAAACAATAGCCTTTAATTCCTGCTTTAATCAAGTCAGACAATATCAATAAATAGTTTTCCTGTAGCCTTTCAACTAAAGTTACCATTAAAGTATTGATATCAGCCTGTAGTTTTTTGGCTTCATTTAGTGACTTTTCAAGAGCCGATACATCACCAACTATTTGGACTTCTAATACGTTAGGCATCTTTTTTGAATTGTTTAAAAATTTCTAAAGCACGAGCATCACTAAGTGCACTCGTTTTTTTGTCGCTTGGTAATGGCATCCATTTAGTAATTGGAGGCAATTTGTGTTTTGTTTTAACGGTACTCGCAACGGTGTACGCAATTAAACGGGTTTGCTCTACTTCCTTGTAGTATTTATTCATATATCCGTTACAGGCGTAATGAAATTCCAAAGGGGACATGCAATAATATTCATGTGGCGTAAGTTGCAACTCGCCAAAAGCAAACTCTAAACTTGTGCTTTCTTTAAATTCTTCGTTGCTTTTTTTTTACCTTCTTCTTTAGGTAAATTAATACCCATGTGCTCCTTAAACACCTCGAATACTTCAAGCCAAACAGGAACTAATGTTTCGTTGGCTTCTTGTGCAATAAGTTCGTTTACACTCGCCAAATATTCCGGTTTAGGCAAATCCAAAGCAAAACAATAGCCTTTAATTCCTGCTTTAATCAAGTCAGACAATATCAATAAATAGTTTTCCTGTAGCCTTTCAACTAAAGTTACCATTAAAGTATTGATATCAGCTCCGTACATCTTCTGAAGTTCAGCAGATGCATAATTATTAAACCAAAGGGGTATTTCTACCCCTCCTAATTTAATTTCTATTTTTTTGTTTAACATAAATTATGTGGTTTGGATGTTTGCAATATCTCCTGATCCTGTAATTGTAACATCAGTTCTGAAAACATCCCCTGAATCAAACTGTTCACCTAAATCAGAAATAAAACCCCTACCCATTCTGTAATAAACAAAATCAGCACCCGGAATATTTTCTATTTTAAATTGTCTTAATTCCCCATCATCATCATATTGATCATTTTTCCAAAGGTCAAAAACTTCATCGTAAGAAATGAATCCTGTTTCTGGAGTTTTTGGAATAACCATAGTATTTGAAAAAGACCATGATTGATCACCTGGTAAGTTTTTTGTAAAATTACCTGTGCATTTGTTTGATATCGTTACGGTATCTGTAGATCCAGAAAAACCATCTGATTCTGAACAACCTAAAATTAACCAGTCTGGAACAGAGGCTGTGCCCATGTTAACCTCGATCATGACTTCTTTGCTTAAAATCTCTGCCATTTTGTTTAAAGTTTAACAGCTAAGAAGCTGTATGTTAGTAATTTTCTATAAATGTAATAAATATTATTTTTGTCGCTTAAATCGTTGTCACCTTCTCTTGTTGTGTTCCCGAGTTGATAACCATAGGCGGATAAATCAGGATCTATAAAAGTATCAGGATTTACAATGTTTTCAATTTGTTCTGCAATATCTTCCGCATCACTTCGTCCAATTGGATCAGTACTACCTGTGACAATGTCAATTAAAATAGACGCATTATAACGCTTGCAACGCTTTATTGACAATTGATTAGACGTTTGACTTGAAAGCAATACGTAAGGATATGTAACGCCGTCAGGAATTGCGTAAGCATCAAAAACCGGAACTACATTACTATTAAATATAACATTACCGTTTAATGCTGTGAAATATGCAGTTCTTATCGCTTTACTTAATTCCATCTAAATCTAATTTTTCAAGTTCTGACATCATTATTGTTGTATGCTTTTTGAATGCCGGTATTAAATAAGGGCGTGGTGGAATATTTACTTGTTTTATTCCTGCGCCTTTAAATTTAATTGCATAATCTTCTAATCCTGTAGGCACGTCAACTAAACCACCTGTGCCAAATTCAATGTAAGGCGAATAATGCACTGTACTTCCAACAACGCCATTTAAACCATCAACTTCACCATTAATAGACGAACGTAATATTCCTAAATCAACCGGAGCTAATGAAATAGCTTCTGTTTCAATATTCTGAATCGTTTCAGTTAAAATTTCAACATATTCTTCCTTGTACTTCTTTGCAAAGTCAGTAAAGAATGATTTGTTTTGTTTAACTTTTATTTTCATCGTTCAGAAGTTTCTATTTCAGAATTTACGTAAATATCAATTTGTGTTCTTAATGGATCAACTTTAACATTGTTAACGGTAAAATTAAAACCTCTCCATGTTAATCTATCACCGTTTTTAACAGGCAAATCAGGACGGTATCTAATTTTAAAATGAACGTAATCAATTGCATTTTCTTGGCTTGCAATAACTTGCGGTGTTGAACGATCTTCTAAAACTGCTGCAAATGTATCTAAATACTTTACATAGGTTGTTGTAAACCCTCCACTACCATTGCTTACCCTTGTAGGATTTGAAAAGAATAATTTCTCACGTAATTCACCTGCTGTAATCGCCATTAGAATAAAGTTATATTACGATACGGATTCAACATTGTTTTAGCTTCGTCTTGCAATGATTGTGCGCTGTACTTCGTTTCAGTTACAGTTTCACGATTAATATATAATCCTGCAGCATATCTACAAATAGCAATACGAATAGCATCGTTAATTGTTCCTATAGTCGTGTATTCAATATCAATATCAGTTCCTCCTTCTTTTAGAATATCGCCTTTGTTTGTGAAATTTTCAGTTTGTACTTCATCAACTTTACCAAACATCAGTTTATAATTAGTCGGCAATGATAATGCTGTTAATTCCATTGTTTTAACTCCGAAGCTTAATTGTGACCATTGTTCTAATTCTTGGCGCGCTGCTTTTAAATAAACGGATGCCAAAGTATCATCTGTATCGAAGTCAATCCTTGCATGTTTCTTAAAGAAATCAAGCGTAACAGGTTCTGTTGCTAAGTCATCAATAACTGAATACTGAATGCCCGAAGCTACAAGTTTATCGTAACCATAACAACCTAATTTATCAATGTTCTTGTAGTAATCCATTTTACTGATATTAAAAAAGCTCCTCCAATTTCTCAGAGGAGCTTTTGATTATGAAAAACTATTTATTAAGTTGTTGCGAATGATCCAGAAATAACCCCTGTTTCATCGTAAACAATTGCTAAAATTCTTTCTTCAGCACGAACCGTGATTAAGTTTTTGATAACGTTATCTCTATCTTGCTCAAAGAATCTAACCTCTGGACTCATTCTGCTGATAAACTCAGTAGCAGAAGGATCAAATACTAAGAAATCTCCTTGTGGCACGTTTGGAGCACCTACTACTCTAGCTCCACCAATAGTCAATTGACCATTAATAACAACTACAGTCCCCGGAGGCAAATCATATTCACCTGATCCATCAGCTTTATTTAAGGCAATCAAACTAACAACATCACGACTATTCATTAAAATAGTTGGATTAAAGTAGTAAGAATCAGCTAACTGACCGAATGCAGCATCGTAGATAATTTCTACAGGAATTGTTTTATCTCCGTTGTAAGGAGTAGAATTGGCTGCTAATTTTGTGTAAATTTGAGTGTTTTCAGCTACCCAAAGACCTGTTTTACCAGTTGTCAAGAATCTAGCTAAATAACCTTGAAGCCATTCAATATCATCAAGCATTTCGCGTTTAATACGGATAATACCTGCAATCGTGATAACTTCCTCTGTTACGCCTGTAAACAATGGATGCAATCCCGGTTTAGCCAATAAATCTTCAATATCTCCTGTTCCATCCCAAACACCCGCAGCGCCAACGCTTCCGTTTTCTTTTAAATATTGGATAATACCTTTTGAAGTAGATCCGTTAGGTAAAAGGTTTCTGAACCATTGAGGCATAAAAGGTTGCTCGTATAATCCGCGTCTTTCTGTTGTAGCAATTTCTAATGCATCATTAGTAAAAGCACCCGGATCTAAATCCTCGTTTGCTTTTGTAAGCATTACTGTAATGCTTTTGTCTTTTGCTCCAATAGATTTAAGGCTTGACATTTCAGCTTTAGCCAC